GAGACGGCTGTCACCTTTTCGCGTACCATGCGCTGCACAGCAGCTGCTAGCTCAGGAGTCAGGACGGCTGCTCGCTTGGCCATTATGCCCAGCTCCATGGCCCAAGGCCTAAGACATTGAAGTCTACCGATTGGTACCTGTTAAATGCAGGTGTGATGAACACCGGTGTGCTCAGGCTGGTATTGATCCCGCCCGATCCGTTGAGGTTGCCAGTCACCTGCTGGAATGCATCATCACCAAATGGCCTTCTTGTCCCTGTTCCTTTGGTGCCACCCGTCCAATAGTACGTGCCTTCGTCCAGCAGCTTGATCCTCCAGCCTTCGCCGCCGTTGTACCAGAACTTGAACCGGTACTCCACCTGCCAGTATCTGGTGGTATCTTTCCGCTGCTGCTGCGCGGTGATCTCTGAGCACAATACCTGGTTGGCCGACCAGCCCCAGAACGGCTGGCTGTTGACTCGGTTCATGTAGGACTGAATTTGGATGTGATCGAAATAGAGCTCTGCCCGGCTGATCGTGAGCACTGGCACTGACTCTGGTGTGGTGAGCGGTGGGAGCTGCTCGCCGGCACTGTTAAGGATGGGCCTGGTCGGGTCCTGTGCATCATAGATCAGTGGCACCTCGATCGTTTCTGCCGACCACTGCCAGGTGGGTGTGAGATCCCATGGCTCCTGGTTCATCTCATTCGGCCTGAGAGCCGTGTTGTCAAAGGTGCATTCCACCTCCCACACACCCTGGCCAATTTCCACTGGGCTGCGCCGGTTGCAGAATGCACCAGGGGCGATCTCACTGGCAGCACCGAGGGCCGGGACGCCTGGCACCAGCAGCACCTGATCCTCTCTGGCCAGTGCATCTCTGCTGCCTGTGAGCCCTGGCCCTGTGGTCATCACGACCACATAAACCATCGAATGCTCGACGTTGACCCGGAAGTTGTCCAGGTTGATTGTCTCGGATCCATTGATCCCGATTCGTGGGCCAAAGCACGCGCTCATACACCAAACTCCGTCAGTAAAAGCTTTGGATCCCGCAGCACCTTGACGACCTGCTGCAGCAGCTGGGCCTGCTGCCTCTGGATCACCAGCTGCTGATTCAGTGCATTCTCTCTGAACTTCTCGATGGCCGCTGTGCTGGTCGCCTCGAGGGCCTGAGGTGTGGCCAGCTGCACCGTCTTATTCGCTGCCTCCTGCTGGGCCTCCAAGGCCGCCTGGCGATCCATTTCCTTGGCTCGCTCCGCCGAATCATCGACTGCCGGCTTTTCCTTGGCTGGCTTTGGTGCTCCAGCTCCTTCTGGCTGGCCGGCTTTCAGATCCTGCAGCTGCTCGAGGTTGGTCAGTGCCACCTGCTGGCCAGCTTCCAGCTGCTTCTGGACTGCGTCCTGTGACTTCTCGACTCCGTCAGCCGCATCCTGCGCCGCCTTGGCCGTCTCTGCCTTGGCTGCTTCCCGGGCCGCCATGATCTGCTCGCGCTGCTTGTCAAACTTGGCTTTTTGGTCGGCAACGAATGCCTGAACATCGGCCACAGCCTTCTCGCCAGCCTTTGGGTCCATCAGGGTGTCGAAGCCAGCTTCGACTCGCTTGCGGTTTTCTTCCTGCAGTTTGGTGGTGGCCGCGCTCACCTCGTCCACAATGCTGACCAGGTTATCGATCGACTCTTTGCCAAAGACACCTCGAGCCAATGGGTTATTGATCATCAGCTTAAAAAGGCCCATGAGGTTCAGCATCAGCTGGCGCATGGTCCCCATCAGCATGTTGAAGCCGGTATCCACCAGAGCAAAAGCTTTGACGATGTAGCCGGCTGCACTGCTCGCCAGCAAAGCATTGTCTCCCAAGCCACCCAGTGCACCGCCAAGGCCTCCAGCTGATTGCTCTGTGACACCCATGCTCATGATCAGCTCCCGGAAATATCCCAAAAGAGCCTGAGCAATTGGAATGAAGATTTGCCCGATGGTTGCTGATACGTCATTGATCGTAGCCTGGAGGGCCTTCAGACGATTGGCAAAGGAGTCTCCAGATCGGATCACATCGCCCTGTGCCAAGGTCGACCCCTGCAGAATCAGGTTGTATCGAGCCATCGCTTTCTGTGCCTGGTTGGCTGTCTCGGGATTCAGGCCTTTGGCCAGGAGCTCTGCCTTTACCGCTGCCTCATCCAGCTTTGGCCCCAGCCTGCCGAGGGCCTCAGCTTCGCCGAGCATTGCAGTCCGAACTGCATTGAATGCTTCAGCATCGCTGACATTGTTGAGGCTGGCAAAATCGTAGGCTAGGCTCGTAAGGGTTTTGCTCATCTCGGCTGCCATCGCGGGGTCAATGCCTAGTGGCACGAGCTGGCCTTGGGACATTGCCAAGAAGTCCAAGACCTCCTGGCGAGATCTACCAATCTGGCTCGCAAAGGTAGTCCCCCATTGCTGCATCGATTCGGCTTGCGACCCAAAAACCACATTGAATTTGTTGAGTGTCTCCTCCAGGTTGGAAGCAGCAAAGATCGCCTTGGTCATCCCAGCCACTGCAGCACCGCCGATGGCAGCTCCTGCGATCGATCCATACTTCAGAGTGATCTTTGTGAGGTCGGCAAATTCCTTTTTGGCACTCTTGAAAAACTTGTTCAGCGCCGATGTGTTGGGGGCTGCTTTGACACCTGCCAGCCTGGTAGCAAAGTTGCGAACGCTTGCCTGCATTTCGGCAAAGGCCTTGGCAAATTCCTCTTTGCCCTTCACCGACATCTCTACATAGGCCTGGCCGGCCAGCTCTGCACTCATCGCCTGCCCCTTGTGGCTTGGTAGTATTCCTTCCAGATCTTCGTCGCCTTGGACTTGTGACGCTGGAAGGCTGGCCGCATGTAGGGCCGTCTGGGAATCTTGACCCTGGTCGAGGTTCCGCCAATGCTCTCGATGATATCCATGCCAGATCTGACCTTAGTCAGAGACTGGATTTTCTTGCCTCGGCTTGTGGTGTTGGTCCTCTTCTTCAGGTCATTCATCGTGGTGATCGTTGGGATCCTTCGGATTCGCACCGTGATCGTTGCGCCGAACTCGTGGAGGTCAGGGACGGTCTTGCCGTTGTACGTCTTGCCGTTGCTCTGGACCGTACCGATTCGCACCCTGGATCGCTGCCGATCGGTCTTGTAAATGATGTTCCTGAGGCTCATGTAATCGGACTTGCCACGATCCTTGGGAGGTTTTCCAGGAGGTCGTGGCTTGGGTGGTGGGGTGCTTACCAGGATGTTCTGGCGCCGCAGGTAGGTTCTGCCGCTCTGGCTCACAACAGGAACCATCACCATCTTTTTGGTGATCTTCCTTGGCCGGCTTGGCTGCCCGATCAGCTTCCTTGCATCCTGCCTGATGATTGCCCCAAATCGATCGAGGGTCTTTGTCGTGGCCGAATCAGCCCTGCGGATCTGCTTGGACCGCGTCCGCTCGATCTCTCTCAGCTTCGCCTTGTTTGGCTTGATCCGAATGTCCAGCAGACGTTTGGATAGTCCCATTCGGCTGCCGCTCCAGAAATACCTTGAGGGATGAGATCGTTCTGCCAGTCAGCCCGATCTGGTTTTTGCCTTTGCGCCGCCGCCGTCCGCCCTGCATAAGCTCTGGCCTCGCACCGTTGGCCATCTCGAGGATCATCCAGGCCTTGAGTCCCCTGGGATCGATTCCAGCAACTCCTGCAAGTCTGAACAGATAGACGAAGAAGCTTGTATCGTCAGATCTGCCCGAGCTCGCTCCGCCTTCTTGCTCGCGTCCCACAGCAGGGCCAGCAGCTGACCCTGGGCCGGGGACTGGTGCACGAAAAAATCGATGTACTCCGCCATCCACTTTTCCCAGGCCTGGCTCAGGATCTTGCCATCGAGTCGCTTGGCGAACTCGACGGGCCCCAGACCCTTGGCCTTGGCCTGGTCGTGGCAGGTGATCCAGATCACACCGACCATCTTTTCCACGCTGGATGGCAGGGTCTCTGGATTGTCCATCAGATTGAGGCCGAGCTCTGACTTGATCGCCAGGAAGTGGCCAACCGTGAGATCGAGCTCCCATGGTTGGCCTGTCTTATCTTCGAAGATCCTCATGGAGGCCCTCAGGTTTATGGGACGACGTACCAGCTGGGTGCTACATGCGCCCCTGAAACGCCACCCGCATTCTTGCATGGACGCAAAGAAACGTCCACCATGATGGCCTCGCCGAGGTTTTCGTTGAGCGTGAAGCTCTTCACCATGCAGAACGCGCGCAGCCCCTGGTTGCCGGTCGATCCAGCACCGGTGATGATGCCGTCCATCACGGCAAATTCCACAGCACTCTTTGCGAAGAATGCATCCTCCAGTGCGGTAAAGTCCTGATCCGCTGGATCGTACAGCATCGAGAAGTCGATCGTGGCATCGATCATTCCATCGACGTATTCCTGGAATCCATTGCTGGCCCTGGTTGTGACGTCAGTCTCGCCTTTGTCCAGGCTCAGGGTCAGATCTTTGACGTTGGCGATCTCGTTCCAGGTCGGGCTCGCATTGGTCCCAGTGTTCCGGTAAAGCTTGGCATTCTCAGACAGCTTGTGCGCCATGTTCAAAATCCTTTGAATCGGATGGTGATGGTGGTAAACAGCAGCCCGAGCTCACTGACTTTGGCCGCATCGAATGGAATATCTGTCTCGATCTCGTCTGGTATCTTGCCACCTGGTCGGAAGGTCTCCAGGCTGGTGGCGATCTCGTCGATCAGCTGCAGGAACTGGCCAGCCTTCGTCTCCTGCTCGGCTGCCGACACATCAGCGCTGTATCTGACAACGACGCCAATGCTGTAGGTTTTTAGGTGGCTCCCCGACCTGGCCAGCTTCTCCCTGGATGACGGGCCAGCATAGACCGACACATCCCATCCACTCAGCAGGTCCCGATCGAACACAGGCACCAGCTGCTTGCGCGGAGTGAATGCTTGGCTGTACGTTGCAGCGTCGATATAAGCCACTGCATCGTTGACCAGAGTCTCCTGCACGCCTGCCATCACATCTCCCTGGTATGGATCCTGATGATCACCTGGCTTGGATCGGTGTACTTCCACTGGGCCTCAGTCCCAGTGGTGAGAACAGCATAGGTCTTGCCACTTTCCTGGATCCTGTCCCCCTTCCTCGGCAGCGTCTGGGATCCTCCCAGTATCAAGTCCGCAACGCGCACCAGGTAATCTCTGGACTTGACCTGCTCGATAACCATCCCATCCTGGGTTATCTCGTGATCAGATCCGCCAGTGACCACCTTTGAGAGAGCCACCGACTGGGTAGCCGATGGCCTCTCGTAGGTGATGTTCACGCCATGGACCACCTGCAGTGCCCGATAGGCATGCAGGGCCGCTGCCGCAAAGGGGGTGCTCATTACGTCAGCAGGGCCTCAGTGGAGCTGATCCGATCGGTGACGATGATGGGCACGCCAAAGGATTCCTGCGGGAATGGCGCAGGTGATCCAGTTGGATTGGTCGCCGTCCGGCTGCGCTGCAGCTGGCCGAGCGATCGCCGATTCATCACGCAGACCGTTGGGCCTCGGCCAGCTGGGAATCGCTCGATTGCTTGGCTGATCAGGCTGTCGGTCAGTCCTTTGCCACTGTCCGCAGTCAGGTTAGCGATTCTAACCGCACTGTTGACGGTACCGACCTTGAGACCGCACCATCCGTGGATCGAGTGAGCCAGGGCCCAGAATCGGCCAGTGCTCGATCCTGCTCGCTCCACTCGGGTCCGCTCGCCGATCGAGATCACGCCCTGTGCACCCCAGACGAGCTGGAGATCTTCCTCACCCATCCGCAGCAACCAGCACGATGAGCCGGTAGCCGCAGTGGTACCAGCAGCATTCACCACCTGTGCGTCTGCGATGTTGTTCAAATTCGTCTGCTGGGCCAGACCATCGAAGCCACCGGCCTGGTTGCCGGTGCCGTAGATAATCTGCTCTTCGATCTCAGCCATCGCCTGGCGAAGGTGTGAGATCGCCTCGATCCCCATGATGTGATCGACACCACGATCATCAACCAGCGCGGCTGCTTCGTCCACAGCGAAACTGGCATCGAGGAATCGCAGAGTGGTGGTGACGGTGGTGTAGGTGCCGATGGTGTTTTCAACCCCATCGTTGACCGCTCGGAAACCAACCGCTGGGTTGGCCGTCTTTTTGTTGTACACGAACGTGGCACCGGCAGTGGTTCGGGCTGCCATCGCTGCCACGAGTGGCGACTCGTCGAGCACATCGCTCAAAAGAAGCTCCATGTCGACCTTGTTGAAGGCCACCACATTGGCACTGGTCAGGTAACTATCAGGCATGTTGTTTGCTCCGTCAAAGACTTTCTGGAATGGGTAGAATCAACTGGCTCTGGAGAGCCGAAACTAGTTAGCCAGGGCTGCGCCCCACTTGCTCGTCACAGCAGAGCCGCCTTTGGCTTTCAGCTCTTCCTGCTTCTGCAGGGCTCTTTTCTTTTCGTCGCTGATCTCGATCCGTGGAGCCGAGGACAGTGCCTCTGGTTCTCCAGCTGCTGCCCGCGTGGCGGCTGCCAGTCGAGTCTCGAGATCTGCTACCTTGGCCGACAGGTCGGCATTCTCAGCTCGCAGCTCGGTGGTCACCTCGGCAAAGCATTCGGTGATCGATCGGCCTTCCAAAAACCACTTCGCGCCGCGATCCCCGAATGTCTCGAGGTACGGCTTGGCCGCGTCCAGAGTCAGGCCAGCAGGAGCCGCAGGGGCCGGAGCTGTGGTCTGATCCTGGCCAGCTTTTCCCGCTAGCACTTCATCCATAATGTCCCTTCCATAATGCTTGGACAAAAAGGAGCACATCCTTTCAACCACCTCGCGGGGCTCCCGATCCGCAAAGTGGGTGTTCACAATCCAGCTGGTAAGAGCTGGCAGGCCGGCCATGGTGGTCATATCGAACAAGCCGCCGCGGGTAGCTGCTGGCTCGTCAACGATGTCGATCGCTCGCAGGCCGTCCAGCCGCAGAGGAATGACTTCGCCTTCTGGCGGTTCCTGATTCATCGAGAAGTGCAGCCTGGTGGCAGCGCTGACCCCAAAGGCCTCAGGATCCTCCTCGGCCAGGTCCATGACGTAGGTGGCCAGGTCGCCGTTGGGGGTGTCGAAAGCAGAATCGGCCAGCTGCAGATCAGCGTAGACCGCATCGCCATCCCGCCTGAAGTTGGTCCACCGGCCAAGGTACTTCCCGAATCCGTCATCACTCATGCTGGGGTGGGTGTACCTGGCCTTTGTGCCTTTGTTGTACGACCTGCCAAAGTTGACCACCTGGTCGAGAGTGGTCTCATCGACCTCCCAGGGCCGGCTGTCATTGACTCGGCCAAGCTGCATCACCTTGGCACCATTGATCCGTCTGGCCTCTCGATCGACTCCAACCATGGGAGCCGCTCGCATGGTGGCCGTCCGAAAGCTTTCAGCTGCTGCTTGAATCGTCGCCATTGTCTTCCTCTCCGTTGCTTTCGTCTTCGTCATCTGGCTCGTCCGCCTCTTCCTCTGGCTCCATCGATGGGGCTGGCCCTGGCGGTTGCTCAGTGGTGGCCGCAGACATCCCCATCTCCTCGAGGAATCGCTCCTCTTGAGCCAGCTGGCGGACAACATCCCGCCAATCGTCGCCGTATCGTTCGCGCCTGATCTCTGACCTGGTGCGCAGTTTGTTCTGGATGGCGAGCACATCGCCTGCGATCTCGTCCTTTGGATTCCACCAGGGCATGCCGGCAGGGATCCAGTCCCATTTCAGGTCATCGACGGTGTAGCCTCGAGGCAGCACAAGAGCACCTTCAGCCACCCAGCTCAGGATCTTCCAGACTGTGATTCGATCGAGGATCTCGACGATGTCAGCCCGTTTGCTTTTCACACTCTGCAGATACTGGATCAGTGCAGCGCGACTGCCAAAGAAATTCGTGAAGCTTTCATCGTAGAAAGACCATGGAATATCTAGGCTCTTGAGCGCCGCCTGCATGCAGATCGTTAGGAATGCCTGGAATTCCGTGGAGGGGTGCCGGCTCTCCAGGAAATCCATCTTATCCCCTGGATCAAGCTCGACCTTTACTGGGCCTCGGCCAAGATCGATCTGATAGCTCGAGCCGACCTCCTCCTCGTCGTCCGAATCCGCCATCTCTCGAGTGATCGCCAGAGCAAAGAGCTGGGTGATCTTTGCCTTAGCTCTTGCGTAGTCTTTGACCTCCATGCTGTCCTGGAATTCGGCAATGGCCGACACCAGTGGGGAGACCCCGCGCACCTGGTCGAATGAGTCCCAGTAGGCCAGCTGCATGCAGTTGCCGGCCAGTACCTGCTTTTCTTCCTCATAGCGTCCATCGCTGTGACGTTTGAAGACCTGAACTGCGGACATTCCACCGCCTGGATTAAGCCGGATTCCATGGGTCCAGTTGGTGCCACCATTGCCATTGATCTGGCTGGTTGGATTCTGGATCCGGTCGCCTTCGATCCCCTGCAGTTTGCCGTTTACCTTCACCAGGAAGATGTCGCCATCGAGCACCCGCCTGGCCTCGGCCAATCGGATCATGCGCCGCAGGGAATGCCTGGCCGCGACATCGCAGTTGATCGGCCTGGACCACCAGGCCATCAGCGACTCGAGCCGCTCATTAAAAACCGGATCCTCGGTGCTGGCCTGGAAGGTAAAAGTGGAAACGAAATCCAGGTGCTTTCTGACTGCCCAGGCAGCCACTGAGTAATTCCGCCAGAGCTCTCGAGCTCCTTCGATCACTCTTTTCCGTTTGGTCGAATCCAGCAGTGCATCGCTGGACTGGATCCTGGTGCCAGGGTCCCGCCGCTGGTTGCCAGCTTCGCCTGCGATGTATCGCCCAAAAAGGCCTTGAAGTCGATCCTGTACCTGTTTGATCATGGGCCGTGGCTGTTGCCTAAGTTGAAGGTAGAGAATCGGGACTTTGCGCGAGAGTAGCGAATCACCTGCTTACGCCACATCTCGAGCTCTTTGACCGCAGCCTCGCGCTGATACTGGACATAGGCTCCATCGATCGACACGGAGAAAATTCCAGCCCCAGTGGACAGCTGCTCTTCAAAGACAGCCACCATCTTCTTGGCATGCTCGAGTTTTTGGATTCTTTGATCGTGCATGCTGAAATGATATCGTGCCTGATCTTTGATCCTCTCCTTAAATCCCTTGATCTGGTCCAGGATCTGGAGTGATCGGCCAGACCTCGCGCAGGGTAAAAGGGCTCTCGCATGCTTTGCACCGAACGTGATAAAGCTTGATCCGGTTTCCATCATGCTCAAATTCATGATAAGCGCCGGACTGCTTGAGAACTCCAGCAGCTTGGCTGCAATGTGGGCAAACCGGCATTGTGATCGTTGCCCTCAGCTTGGGCTGGTCGGCTCGCTTCTTGGTGCTCATAGATATTCCACCCTCCTTGATCGTTTTGGCTTTGGTCCGTGCGATGGAATCGGTTGCTCTGGAATTGGTGCTCCAGTTGGAGAGCCTTCAATGGATCCCACAGCAGCGCGAGATTTCCTGATCTTTCGGCCAGACTCGCCCTCTAGTCGGCAGCCTTCGACGCTGGCCGCCACACAGCAGCCGACCAGGCAATCGAACCAGTGATTATCTGGCCGGTCTGGCTTGTGCTTCCACTCGTCAACTGTCCGCCCTTTACCCTCTGTTCGAACTGGGTATTCCGCCCGTAGGTGCTTGGCCAGGGTGGCATGCTCGTGCGCGTCGCCCTTGTGCAGCACGAGGCTGCCGCTGGTCCCTGGTTCGGTCGCCAGCCTGGAATGCAAAAAAGACTTCCAAAAATTGGTATCGAAAAGCACATGCCGGATTGGAATGTCTTTGGCTCGATCGATTCGCCAATGCTGGCCGGTGGCTCTGCCGAATCGTTTCACATGGTGTGCATTCAGTGGCTCACTGCTTGCCGTGATTCCTCGTCCGTGACTTGGGAAAAGAATCGATCGGTGGAGGCTAGTCCGGCAGAACTCATAAACCAGGTTCCTCGACTGGCCCCAGTTGGCATCAATCATGATCCGGCTGAATGGCACCTCAGCGCCCGCTGCACTCTTCCACTGCTTAGTGGCCAGGTGGTGAACCAGGTCTTTTAGTGCCTTGGTCAGCCGCACCTCGAGCGAGTCAGCAGGGTACAGCTTGGAAAGTGTCTTTCTGGCTGTCGACAGCTTAAAGTTGTTTCCGCGCTGCTGTGGCCAGGCTCCATACTCCACCACTGTGCCGGTGAAGTCAGATCGCCAGGCCACCACCGACCAGAAGAGCATTTCCTTTTGCACATCGATAAAACCGACCAGCTGGTCGGTGTGCTCCTGCAGCTGCCCCTTGGCAGTGATTCCAACCCGATCACAGATCTCCTTCTCGCCGAGGATCGAATCGTCGGCCTGCTTTTCCATGGGATGGTTTTGGTACTCAGCCCAGAAGCTCTCTTCGTCCCTGAAGTAGAGATTCATAGCGTTCTGGATCGCTGAGAGCTCATCTGGGTTGAATCGCTCGGACCAGGACGCCTCGCAGCCCGAATCCATCGCCGCCTGGTTCTCTCGATAAAACTCAGTCGCCTCCGCCCCTTCGCCGCCATTCCTCAGGCTGGCTTTCTTTATCTCGTAGTATTCCTGCCACAGGTCCATGTTTGACGGCATGCCATAGAGCAGCTGGGTGCGCTCGCCATGCCACTCTGGCGACTGCTGCCGATCGAGGGCAGTATCGGCCAAATCGCCCTTGCGAATGACAGTGCATGGCATGACGCCAGCGATCTTAACCCCAGGCCCAGAGAGCCCGAGCACATCGCCGTTTATCGTGGCGATCCGGTTATCGGTCTGCAGGTTGCTGTGGGCTGACTCTCGCGTTTGTGGATCGTCAGGGATGACGTAATCCGGTCGCAGCACTTCGCCGTTGGGGGTGGTGTACTGCTGGCCTCTGACGTCCCCAGTAATACCGCAGACCGACACCACCGATCCGCTGGCCTTGGATCCTGGGATCGTTGGCAGGATTAGCAGATTGGACAGCCACTGGATCCCAGTGGGCTCGCCCTGATAGGTCTGACCTCCTGCTCTAGCAGCTCGCCCCTCCAGTTGCCGGATCGGAAAGCACACCTCGGGGAAGTCCTCCAGTAGGAGGCTGTTAAATCGCAGCTCAGACTTGATCGAGCTGAGCAGCTTTTCTGCCTTGCCTTCGGTGGCACCGATCAGGCAGGCCCATCGCCGATATCCGTATAGCAGGGACCACAGAGCAGCCGTCACCGCCAGTGTGGTCTTGCCGTTGCCTCGAGGCATGGCCAGAGCGAACAGTCCGCCATGCCTCACAGTGATCTCGATCCGGTCGATCACCCGCAGGTGATCCCTGGACCACCCCAGGGAAAAGGCTGCTGGCCGGTAGGTCTCGCAGAACTGGCGAAAAGATTCAGCACACTTTTTCCGCCGCTTGGGATTCTCGATCTTTGGTAGCTCGCCAATGTCAGATCCGGCTGCGCGGAGGGATCGCATTCGCTCCGCCATCTTTTGCCGGTGCTGCTCGTAGCTTTTCTTATCCAGCTTGGCTGGCATCAGGGAGACCCGAGGAGGCTGTTGAGCTCGAGGGTACCGATGGCATCCTCAGGAATTGTCACATAGACCACCTGGCCGGTTCCCCGCTGGCAAGCATACCGAATGCCAGGAGTCAGGTCGGTAAACTGTGCCACTCCAGCCCCATTGCTGGTAGTGGTCCTGGTTCCGGTGTCGATCGCCAGACCGGTGGATCCATGGGGCACCGCGGTGGCCTGCATGGACATCGTAACCCCAGACTCTGGCAGACCGTTGACCCCTAGGCAAAGCCAGTAGCCTGTGACGCCACCAGGTCCGCTGGGTGTGATGGAGATGGCCGTCAGGGTGTAGGTCTGGGTCTGGTTCGCGCTGACCACCAGCACTGCGCCGCCAAAGGTCGCATTGGGCGATCCGATCCCCACCACCCAGCTGCCATCATCGACATTGAAGGTAATCTGGCCAGAGACGTTGGTCGAGCCGACGTAAGTCTCAGCCGCCTTGGTCAGCCGCACCCTGGCACCCTCCACCGGTGCTCCAGCTAGAAGGACCGTGATGGTCACTGTTCGCGCGCCGGTTCCGGTTCCACCACCGCCGCCACCGGTTGGTGCCAGGCTGAGTGCACTGGCCGTCCACTTGGCATTCGGTGTACCGCTGCCAGTGATCATCGTCACCAGGTCGACCAGGACCGACAGGGCCGCCACTGCATTGGCCACCTCGGTGGCTGCCGAACTGGCGAGGGCATTGGAATCGAGTGCACCTGTCTGGAATGCCAGGTTGGTGATTACGCCTGGCTGGATTTCGTGGACGTCAGCGCCGATGTGCCCAGCGCCGCTGCCTGTCACCTTCACCGTCCGATTGTCATTGTCGCTGATCAGGATCCGGTCGCCAAAGGATCCATTGGCGTAGCCAGCGCTCGGCAGAGCATTGAGCACAGCATCCCGATTCTGGTTGGCCGTGGGGATGTCCCCAACCGCAGCTGGCAGGGCTGGAAGATTGTCGGTCTTTGCTTTGATCGCCTGGAGGACCGTCAGGCTGTCGTAGTCCACCACCGCCCCAATCCACTCGCTGTACCTCGCCTCGCCACTGACGGTGCCAGAGATCGTGACGCGCAGGCTCTCCGCTGCATGGGTGCTGGCCACAGTGTAGGTGAAGGTGTACCGACCAGTCGCTGGATTGGAGACCGCCGACAGATTGGCCGATCGGCTTGTGCCAGCTGCATTGGCCGCCGCGATCGTCGGGGTGGAATCAAGGTTTACCAGCTTGTCTTCGTCGTCTCTGACGATGACAGTGAAAGCATAGACCAGGCTGCCAGACTCTGGGATTTCCATCAGTGGAGCTGCGTAAACATTTACCTTGGCCGAAAGATTGTTGAGCCCCTGGACTGCCGACAGGATTGAGGCAGCCGTTGCCTCCTTGGCCAGGATGGTGGACGCCTCGATCTGGGCTAGGGTTGGCCGATTGGTCAAAGTGGTCTCGCTGGCCACCGAGGCTGGCAGTGTGACTGGGGCTCCAGCTGTGATCGCCTGGCCGGCAAACCGCCGAACGTCACCAAGGCCGTTGGCACTGTCCAATGCCTTATCAAAAAGAGCATCAAAGACAGTGGGCTCCATCACCATGTAATGATGGTTTGACATGCTCATGGCTGAATTGTTGACGCTGATGGAGGCCCTGCCGATGGCATCTGTGTTGCCGGTGCTCAGTATGACCAAGTAATAGCCGTTGTGAGAATGAGTGGATGTGGTTGGACTGGCCAGCGCAGCAGTGCTGCCGACCTTGGTCAAATTAAAATCTCCAACCACAGCAGTGGTGACTGCCAGGCCTGAAGAATCCAGCACAGGCCCAACCAGTACGGTAGCCGCCGTGTTTTGACGCAAAGCCTGCACTATGTCAGCCCTCCACAAATTAGCCGCCGCCTGCGGTTGCCACCTGTCACACCTTCAAAAGCACTTCGCCATCGTTTTGATCTCAAGCCAGAATGCCGGCCATCACGCCACATCTGGTACACCTCAGATGGTGTGTGTACCACATTGTAGACTCTGGCATCGTCCGCTCGCCCAAGATAAAAGCTGGCTGCTGAAACTCGAAAATACGCGCCAAGACTTAGCCTGTTTAATGTCATAGTCCGAGCAACAGTATCAGACTGCGCCACATCCAGAACACCGTTTACATAGATCGCAGTCTGGGCTGTGCTTTGACTGACGTAGATATGGGTCCACTGGTTGGAGTTTGTTGTCCTGGTTCCTGTTCGATCAATTGTTCCTGTGCCGCCATCCGACCTCACACTCAGGATGACATTCCGGCCAGAATTTATAGTTCCGATGATCCAATATGGATTGTTTGACGCTGAGCTCGTAAATCCCCAAATCCCTCGATATCCGGTCGTGGAATCGTTGTTTCGAATCCACACCGACATAGCAATGGACTTTGTAGCAGGGATGTTACCAATGCCACCGCTGCCAACTGATGTGGTTGTTACCACATCGTTTGTCCCATCAAAGTCCAGCGCAACATATTGACCATCCGCAATGTAATCCTCGGATGGTGCCATGTTGGTCAGTGTTCCACTGCTTCTGCCGCCGACTCGATCCAAAAGAATCGTGCCGTATGGAGGCAAGCCAGGCACCCAGGCACAGACTAGGCCTCTTAGTGATGGGCATCCAGATGTTTTTGGCTTTCGTTTGTACATATCAAATCGAATCGTACACTGGCTGGATTCGGATGTAATGATTGCCAGCAGTAGCATTCAGCGCCACTGATGTGCTGTGCGTGACAAAGAAGACAACTTTCTCTGGCACATCGCCTCCAAAGATGTCGCTCAGCAGCCGAGGCCCAAACTCCGTGACGAGGTTAGAGCCTGCTGGCATGGTAGCCTGGTGCACCAGTCGGCAAAAACCAAGTTTTTGCACAGCAGTGGAAATGGTTTCTGCCGAATCTGTTCCGTCAAAAACATCGGGCCATCCAGTGCCATTCCATCCGATTGCATGGACCTCGATGGATCCCGCCAGGTTGCTTGTTCCGGTCGTGATCTTGCCGGCCACCCATGCATCACGATATCCGTTGGCCGTGTTGGTCCATTCGGTGCTTTCTCGGCCAGCAAGGAGGTTAGCATCCGCTGCCAGGCTGGCGATCGTGATGGTAATATCCGACGCGGCTACATAGTTGGTCTTTGCGTTTGGCATCACTTCCTCGCAT